CGGTGGTCGCCGTATCATTAGCCTTCTTGTTACACCCGCGAAATTAAGTGTTTTTGGTAGGCTTGTGGCCTAAGATGAAAGCAAGCCAATGAAAGGGTTTTGATGTCTTGGTTCACCAACAAGGGCGAGGCTCGTTCTTCGGGCTGGTCTGGCACCGAGGGTGCCGCTCCGGAGTTTGATTCGGAGTTTGCGTTGGGCTATCGCGCAGGGATTAGTCAGAGCCTTGATTCGTTGCGGCGTTGGCTTTCGTTGCTCGAGCGGGCTGGGGGCAACTTGGAGCGTGAGGTTGTGACTCGCGTTCGCATCCAGACTGTTCGTCAGGCTATTGATGAGTTGGAGAGGTTGCTGTGAAGGTTGAGTCTGTTGCTGTTGATGTTTTGAGTTTTGATGCGCAGAATGCTCGGAAGCATTCGGATAAGAACCTGGGCGCGATTCAGGGTTCGTTGGAGCAGTTTGGTCAGCGGAAGCCGATTGTTGTGACTGCGGAGAATGTGGTTGTTGCGGGTAACGGCACTTTGCAGGCTGCGCTTAATCTTGGTTGGAAGAAGATTGATGTCGTTCGTGTTCCTGTGGATTGGAGCGCAGATCAGGTGAAGGCTTTTGCGCTTGCGGATAATCGCACGGCTGAGTTGGCTGAGTGGGATACGAAGGAGCTTGCTAAGCAGCTTGATGATTTGATTGATGCCGGGTTTGATGTTTCGGAGTTTGGTTTTTCGGCTGAGGACACCAGCATTCTTGAGATTGAGACAACTGAGGATGAGGCTCCCGAGCCACCGGAGAAGCCTGTGTCTACGGTTGGTGATGTTTGGGTGCTCGGTAGGCATCGTGTTGTTTGTGGTGATTCGACTGATGCGAAGGTTTTGTCTGCCGCCCTTGATGGCGAGCTCGCGGATTGTGTTATGACGGATCCTCCGTACAACGTTGCTTATGAGGGCGGGACTAAAGATAAGTTGACGATTCAGAACGATGATATGTCTGATGAGGACTTTGACAAGTTCTTGCTTGCTTTTTACGAGGCGGCTTTGGAGAACACGAAATCCGGAGGGCCGATCTATGTGTTTCATTCCGATATGGGTGGGGGTTCTTTTCGCCGTCAGATGCTAGGTGCCGGCTGGCTGTTTAAGCAGTGTCTTATTTGGGCGAAGGACTCTCTTGTGTTGGGTCGGCAGGATTACAACTGGCAGCATGAGCCTATTCTGTACGGTTGGAAGCCTGGTGCCGCTCACTCTTGGTATGGGCCCTTCACTAACACGACTTTGATTCAGTTGTCGAAGGAAGATTTTAGTTCTTCTACGCGCGAGGAGTTGTTGGAGTTGGTCGAGCAAATGTTTTCGACCAGCAGTTTGGTGCGCGATAAGAAGCCGCATCGGAATGCTTTGCATCCTACGATGAAGCCTATTTCTCTTGTGTCGAAGCTTTTGAAGAACAGTTGTGTGCGAGATGACCGGGTTCTTGACCCGTTTGGCGGCTCAGGTTCCACGTTGATTGCTTGCGAGCAGTTAGGGTTGCGCGCTGCTCTTGTTGAGCTTGACCCTAAGTATTGCGATGTGATTGTGAAGCGCTGGGAGGAGTTCTCCGGGCAGAAGGCGGTGCTCGAGAATGCCAGCAGGTAGACCAGCAAAGCCGATTGAGCAGAAACGCTTACTTGGCAACCCGGGTAAGCGTGCTCTGCCGGATGAGAATAGCGTTGTTTTGTTGCCGATGGTTGAGCACGCTCCGGAGCCTACGCGCCCTTTGTTGAAGTATGGGCAGGAGTTGTGGGATCGCATCTGGGGCATGGGTGCGACATGGGTGTCGGACAAGACTGACATCGAGTTGTTAATGATGACTTGCGAGATGATTGATGAGCGCTGGAACCTGCGTGTCAAGGTTATGCAGTCGGATGATGCGACCATGCGGCGGGGTTTGCGGGAGCTTGACCGGCAAATTGTTTCTAATCTTTCATTGCTTGGGTTCACGCCTTCGGATCGTGCGCGGCTAGGTGTGGCCGAGGTGAAGGCTAAGTCGAAGCTTGAGGAGTTGATGGAACGCCGGGCGAACCGTGAGGAGTCGCGTGGATAGTTGGCCGCCCCGGTGGTTGACTCCCGTGGCGGAAGAGGCTCTCCAGCTTGGGCGCGAGATGGAGCCGGTGGTCGGTTTTGCTGAAGCTTTCGGCATGATTACGAAGGACTCTGTTGCGGGTAAGGCTGGTGGCCCGCTTGTCTTGCGTGATTGGCAGAAGTCTTTGCTCGAACATTTGTTCGCATGGGATGAGGATGGGCTGCGGAACCGGGTAAGTCTTGTGGGGATGCCGAGGAAGAACGGCAAGTCTGCGTTGGGTTCCGTGATTGGGCTTTACAGTCTGATTCTTGGGCCCCGAGGAGGCGAGACGTACAGTATCGCGACAGAGAAGGAACAGGCACGCATCGTTTTTGCCGATGCCAAGCGAACGGTGGAAGCGAGTGCGGAGCTCTCTGCGATTACGAAGTTGTATCGCGATGCGATTGAGCTACCTTCGTTTAATTCTGTTTATCGCGTTCTGAGCGCTGAGTCGGTTTCGAAAGAAGGGTTGAGTCCCACCTGTGTTGTGCTCGATGAGGCTCATGGTTTGCCAGACCGTGAGCTGTTTGACGTTTTCTCGCTTGCTATGGGTGCCCGTGGGAAACTGGCCACGCTTATTGCTATCACGACAGCGGGCGTTCGTTCGGATCGCACCGGCAAGGATTCCATCGCGTTCAGTCTTTATAACTACGGCAAGCGCTTGGCCTCTGGCGAGGAGAAGGATGACACGTTCTTTATGGCATGGTGGGAGGCACCAGAAAACGCTGATCATCGTGACCCGGAAACGTGGCGGGCCGCTAACCCTGGGTTTGGGGATTTGAACGCTGAGTCCGATTTCCATTCGGCTATCAAACGCACGCCCGAGGCGGAGTTTCGGATTAAGCGTTGCAACCAGTGGGTGTCGTCTGTGGAAACTTGGTTGCCTGCCGGGTCGTGGGACGAGTGCGCCGGTGAGGTAACCCTTACTCACGATGATGAGATTGTGCTCGGCTTTGACGGGTCGTATAACGGTGACGCCTCAGTGATTGTGGGCGCTGTGGTTCCGAAGGGTGAGGAGCCGGTGAAGGTGTTTATGGTGAAGGCCTGGGAGAAGGATTTGGAGCATGATGGCCCTGAGTGGCGGGTGGACATTGGTGAGGTTGAGCAGACGGTGATGGACTTCTGTCAGAAACATAACGTGAAGGAGATCGCGTGCGACCCTTTCCGTTGGCAACGCTCGATGGAGGTGCTCGAGAACCACGGCCTGCCGGTGGTTGCGTTCCCGCAGTCCCCGCAACGAATGATTAAGGCGTGTGCTGGGTTCTTTGACGCTGTGGCTGAGAAACGGTTGGTGCATGATGGCGATCCGTTGCTCGCCCGCCACATAAGCAACACCGCTATCAAGCTCACTCCTGCCGGCCCTCATATCAAGAAAGAAAACCCAAACAGTCCCCGGAAGATTGACGCAGCTGTCGCCGCTATCCTCGCTGTTGACCGCGCCTCCGGTAAGATAGAGGAAACGGTTGTGCCGGAGTTTTTTGGTTAGGGGTCTGATGGCTACGATTTTGCAGGTTGCGGGTATGGTCGGGGTCACGGCGGGCGCGTTCTTGTTGGCGGTTCCTGCCGGGTTGGTTGTGGGTGGAGTGTTTTTGTTGGTTGTCGGATTTGCGTTAGGAAAATAACCTGTGGTTTTGAATCGGCTTTTTGAGCAGCGCGCAACATCGTTCCAAACGATTTTCCAGGCAGGCGATGACCTGGCGTTCGGTAACTTGTCGGACACTTTCATTGACTCCAAAACCGTCTTTCAGGTGTCTGCCGTATTCTCGGCTGTGAGCCTCATCGCGGATACGATTAGCACGCTGCCACTGGATGCTTACATTCGTATTGACGGGCAACGGCGTGCGTTCAGGCCTCGACCTGCGTGGGTTGACAAGCCGGACATCGCGTTGCCTCGGACGGCGTTCTACAATTGCGCAATCGTTTCCCTGCTGCTTGACGGCAACTTGTTCGTTCGGGTTTTCAGCAATCAGCGTGGTGAGGTTGTGAACCTCGTTGTCCTAAACCCTTTGACTGTTGAGGTCAAACGCAACGCCCGCGGTGAAGCCGTGTTCACGGTGGAGAACGAAACCAAGACGCTGACCTCTGAGGACATCATCTTTATCCCGGATGTGTTGCGGCCTGGTCAAATGCGTGGCGTTTCGCGTGTCGAGGCACTGAAAGAAAACTTTGGTTTAGCGCTCGCGTTGGAGAAGTTCGCTGCCACCTTCTTCGGTAACGGCACGAACCTGTCGGGAGTCATTGAGGTAGATCAGAATCTCACGGCTGAGCAGGCCGAAAACTTGCGCAACGGTTTCGATTCGAAGCACCGTGGTTGGCGTAAGGGGCACCGTACCGGCGTTCTCAGCGGTGGTGCCAAGTTCAAGACCACCCAGGTAGACCCTGAGTCCTCGCAGAGTATTGAGGCCCGCAGGTTGGCTGTGGAGGATGTGGCTCGAATTTTCAATATACCTGCGCACCTCTTGCAGATCCCCGGCACAACGACCTACGGCAGCGTAGAGGCTTCAGGATTACAATTCATCACGCACTGCTTGCGCCCCATCGTACAGAAGCTCGAGGATGCGTTCTCACCTTTGATGGCTCGCTACCCCGGCGGTGAAAATGCGTTTATCAAGTGGAACCTTGACGGGCTTGCACGCGCAGACCTGTCGAGTCGCATGAGCGCTTACAGTATTGGGATTCAGGCCGGGTTCATGTCTATCAACGATGTGCGCCGCCTCGAGGACATGAGCGATATTGACGATCCGGCTGCACGGAACGTGCGGGTGCCGTTGGCGAACATTAACATTGACGGTGCCGATTTGGTTGCGGATGAGAAGCGTGTCCGTATGGCTCAGGTGTTGGTGTTGTCGGGTTACGATCCGGCGGAAGCTTTGACCGCTGTGGGGCTTGACCCGATTGCTCATACTGGTTTGGCTTCTACTCAGTTGCAGCCGGTGGCACAGGTTGACCCAGAGAACCCTGGTGCTGTTTACGAGGTGCAATAATGGCTTTGGTTTCTCGTCAAGTGACGTGCTCCGATACGGTTGCGCAGCGGATCGTGGGCGCTGACAACATGCCTCACCGCGCTATCTTGCACAACGCAACGAAGTCCTCGAACGAATACATTTACATTGCGGGCGGTTCGGCTCAGGCGTTCAGCACGGTTGCCGGTATGCACATTGACCCAGGTCAGACCATTTATGTTGACCTTGCCGCGAATGATGAGCTCTGGGCTACCTCTGACCCCGACGAGCTGATTGTTCACGTTTTGGATATGAGGCAAAACGACTGATGCCGTATTTCATTTCTGACACCGCTGAGGGGTGTGATGGTTGGGCCACCGTGAAGGATGACGGTGAGGTCATGGGCTGTCATGCCACGAAGGATGAGGCGATAGATCAGGCGCTTGCGATTGCTTTGGCTGAGGACTCCACGTTCGAGGGTGAACGCCGTGACCTGCCAGATAATTACCGGCCTGCGACAGCGGATGATGTGCCGAAGGGTCGTGCTTGCGGTAACTGCATTTTCTTCAATGAGGAAAACCTTGACGATGAGGGTCGGGCGTTTTGTGAGCGTTGGGAAGAATATGTTGAGGGCGGAAACTACTGCAACGCTTGGCAGCCTCGTGAGGATGATGAGGAACGCCAGGTTGATTTGACCCCACCGGCGTATATGAGGGCTTCCGCTCGGCGCGGTCTTGAGTGGCACCGTGAGGGGCTGTCGGGTGATGGTGTTGTCGATCGCACGATTCGTGAGGCCGCTGCTATGGCTGAGGGCAATGTGACGAGCGACAAGTGGGTTCGTTTGCGTGCATGGATTTCCCGTCACCTTGTTGACATGGACGCCCCAGCGAACATCCCGGGCAACGATGACTATCCTGGCCCTGGTGCTGTGGCGATGGCGTTGTGGGGTGGTGGCGGTTCAAAGCGTAGTGCGGAGCGTGCTCTCGCTTACGCCGATGGTGTGGTTGGTAGACTAGAAGCAGAGAATGAAGGCCGAGCGAAGGGCGAAGCGTTGAGCAAGTTAGAAACTCGTATTGTTGAGGTTGACAAGTTTGAGATCCGTGAGGATGCGGATGGGATGCGCTTGGAAGGTTACGCAGCGCTGTTCAATTCCCGTAGTGAGAACTTAGGCGGGTTCACCGAAACGATTAACCCTGGTGCTTTCCGTTCCTCGTTAAAGTCCCGCAACGATGTGAAATTGTTGTGGAACCACGACTCTGGCGCTGTGATGGGTTCGACCCGTGCCGGCACTCTGACTTTGACTGAGGATGAGCGTGGCCTGAAGGTTTCTGCTACCTTGCCTGACACGACTTATGGGCGTGATGCTCGCGAGCTTGTGCGCCGTGGCGATGTGACCGGATTCTCGTTTGGTTTCTCTATGCCTGCCCGTGGTGGGGATGAGTGGAACTCTGATGGCACTGAGCGTGTTCTGAAGTCTGTGCGCTTGCACGAGGTTTCCCTTGTGGCCTTCCCGGCCTACCCTGCCACGAACGGCACGGCTACGGTTCGTGGTTTGGACAAGATTGCTCAGCGTGCCAATGTGGATGCTGATGCGCTCGCGGATGCGCTGTTGAAGATTGAGAACGGTGAGGACATCACTACGGATGACCGCACTCTGTTGCAGACCGTAATCAACGAGTTGGCACCGGAGCCTGAAGCGCCGGTTGCGGATAACAGCTTGGAGATGCTTGCTTTGAAGAAGAAGAAGCTGCAACTTTTGATGGGTTACTGATGTTGTCGGTGGCGCAGATTGCGACCCTACTGTTTGATTACACGGATGATGTTGGTGTGGCCGAAATGTTGGCCCGCCGGATTGTTGGACTCGAGGACGAGCCGACTAAAGAAACCCGAGTGATGAAGGCTGCGGAAACGCGCTAGACCGGGTTCGCCCCTGCCAGGTATTCCACCCTTTCCCTGGTGGGGGCTTTTCTTTTGCGTATGAGAAAACCCCGCCGATGGTGTGGGAGCCAGCGCGACTCCCGGAACAAGACCGATTACCCTTCTTAGTAATGGATTTGTTGTTTGCGCTGTACGTCGAAACACCGGCGGGGCCCTTTTCTCATGCAGGGTTTCCCCTGCGCCCACAAACAAGATAGTGGTTTCTGAAATTGGATGCAAGCCGTGGTTTACAATAAAAGGTATCCGGTGTGCGTCAACGCTACGGTGAGCGATTCTGCGTCAACGCGGTTGCGATCTACTTTATTCATTCCATTTAGGAGAAACAAATGTCCGAGTTTATTAAGCGCCAGCAGGAGCTTAAGGCTAACTTGACCATGCAGATTCGTACCGTCATTGACGATGCTGAAGCTGAAGGTCGTGGCCTGGATTCCGCTGAGCTCGAAAAGATTGACCGCATTGAGTCTGACATTCAGGCTGCACAGCGTTCGATTGAAACCGCCGCAAAGAACGAGGAGCGTGCCTCTGAGGTCGCTGCCGCTTCGCGTGGTTTCGAAATTGTCCCCGAGGTTCCTGCTGACACCGCAGAGATTTTCCGTTCTATGGCCCGTGGTGAAATCCGCGAGCACTCGTTCGGTTTTGAGAAGCGTGCCACACTGGTTCCCACGGTCAACACTGTCCCCGTAGCTTTCCTTGACAGAATCTACGCCCTCGCAAAACTCGTGGGCCCTTATCTCGAAACGTCAGAACTCCTGCAGAGGGCTTCTGGAGAAGATTTGCGGATTCCTGTTTTCACTGCGTACCCTGCCGCTACTGAGAAGGCTGCCGGTTCTGCACTGGACGAGTCTGAAGCCACCTACTCCAGCCTTCTGTTGCAGATGGCCAAGCAGGGCTTCATCACCAAGATTGCTAACGAGCTCATCACCGATGTCGGTTTTGACCTTGAGGCTACTTTGGTTGAGCAGGCTGCCAACGCTATCGGTACCCGCGTCAACGCAGTAGTTCACGCAGCTGTTACGGCTGTTGCGACTGCTGGTGGAACCGCTGGAACCGCTACGGCTATCACCGCTGACGAGCTGATCTCGCTCCAATTTAGTGCTGATGGCTTAGTCAGAACCTTGCCTGGTTCGGGCTATATGGTCAACACTTCTACCCTCGGTGCAATCCGTAGGCTGAAGGACAACAACGGATCGTATATTCTCGACCCCGTTGGCCCTGAAGGTGTTTCTACAATCCTGGGTCGCCCAGTGTTTGAGAACCCGGCTGTGGACTCAATTGCGACTGGTAACAAGGCTGTGTTCTTCGGTCACTGGCCTTCGGTGAAAATCAGCACTACTGGCCTCCAGGCTGCTGTTTCGCAGGATGCGTTCTTCGCGAACGACATCACCGCATTCCGTTACACCTACCGGCTCGGCGCCGGTGTCGCTAATGGCGCGGCCCACATTAAGTTCCTGCTCCAGCCATAGGCTGAAGTAGAACGGGCTGAAAGCCCCCGCCGTGTTGTAGGTTTCACGGCGGGGGCTTTCGCTATTATGTTGGAATGACCTACGAAAAAATCCCTGGCCTTATCTCCCTGGCAAGTAACAGTCCTGGCCCTACGGGTTACGGTGTGCAGGCGGAGTACCTTGTGCGTTACATGAAACGTCACCGCATGAATGTGGGCATCCTGTCGAACTATGGGCAGGAGGGTTCTATTGGGGAGTATCGGACTGAGTTCGGTTCGGTGCCGCACTATCCTCGAGGTGTTGCACCTTATTCGCAGGATGTGTTGACCCCGTGGCATGAGCATCACCGAGCTTCGGCACCCGATGTGAAACACGCAATCATGACGCTGTATGACGTGTGGGTGTATGAGCCGTGGAAGGATGAGGTGCCTGTTATTTCGTGGGTGCCTTTGGATCATGTGACGTTGCCGCCGAAGGTTGGGAAGTTTCTGCAACGGGAGAACGTGACCCCGGTGGCGATGGCTCCGCATGGGAAACGCCAGTTGGACAACGCAGGTATTGAGTCTGTGTATATTCCTCACGCTGTGAACACGAAGGTGTTTGCTAAGACTCCGAAGATGATGGGGCCGGAGGGGATGGTTCCGACACGGGAATTGTTGGGTATTAGTGGTGATACGTTTTTGGTGGCGATGGTGGCAGCGAACAAGGCAAATGGTCTAATTCATAGAAAATCCTACGATATAAATCTGCTTGCCTTCGCAGCTCATTTGCAGAAGTTCCCTGACTCTCACCTATACGTGCACGCTGACCCGGCACCTAACGTGGGCGGGTTCGACCTGGCCGTCTTGTCGCGGGCGTGTGGGATTCCGCCGGAGAAGATTACTTTTGCGAACCGGGAGAAGTATCGGATTGGTTACAGTCAGGCGGAGCTTGCAGCGTTGTATTCGGCTGCGGATGTTCTACTAGCTGCTTCGTATGGAGAAGGTTTTGGGGTTCCGCAGATTGAGGCACAAGCCGCGGGCTGTAGAGTGATCGCTTCGAACTGGGCGGCCTCACCTGACCTGATTGCGGAGGATGGTTGGTTGGTGGATGGGCAACCGTTTTGGGATGAACCGCAGAAGGCCTTCTACCAGGTGCCGTTGCTTGGTTCTGTGGTGTCAGCGTTGGAGCAGGCTTATGAGGCGGAGCGCGGGTTTTCTGCTGTAGCCCGCAAGTTCGCCCTGGACTTTGACGAGGAGAAGGTCTGGTCTGACTATTGGTTGCCGTTCCTGAAGGGTTATTTTGGGTGAGGCTGACACACTTCTATCATGTGTTCGCGGATGGGGCTTGGGAGATCCCTGCCACAGAGCACTTTGAGGAACTGGCCTTATCCGGTTTGCTTGATAACCTCGACAACCTTTTCTTAGGTGTTGTGGGTACGGCGGAGAACCGGGCGAAGGTGAAACGGGAGTTGCCGGGTGTTGTGACGGTGGAGGCTGATACCGGGTGGGAGCAGGTTACGCTGAATAAACTTCACGAGTTCTGTCAGACCGATGATGGGGCTGTGTTGTACGCGCACACTAAGGGGGCTTGGTCGCGTGGTGAGTTGGCTCGGGTGTGGCGGGTTTCGATGACTCATGATGTTGTGGCTAGGTGGGATGAGTGTGTTCACGCTTTGGAGAAGGTTCAGGCTGCGGGGCCGTTTTGGTTGAAGTCTTGGGAGCCGGAGCACGCCAGGCATGAATCGTTTTTTGCAGGCAACTTTTGGTGGGCACGATCCGATTATGTTCGCACCCTCGAGCCGGTGGGTGTGGAGGACAGGTTTCAGGCTGAGGGGTGGGTAGGGTTGGGGAAACCTTCGGTGAAGATTATGCGTGAAGGCTATTCGTATTGGGGGAACTTTTGGGAACCACACTCGTAACGGCCCTTTACGGGGATTTCGAACCGTTGCGCCCGTTGCCTGCGTTTCACGGTTTCGATGATGCTGTGTGTTTCACCGATGACCCGGAGTTGCAGGCTGACGGGTGGCGGATGGTTGTGTTGCCTAGCGACCTTCATCCGAGGCTTGCAGCGAAAGCTCCGAAGATGTTGCCGTTCGACTATGTGAAAACAGAGTTGGCGGTGTGGATTGACGCGGCCTTTGAGATTACGGGTGAAGGGTTTCGGGAATTCTGTGAGCAAGCGTTAGGCGATAAGGATTTGGTGGTGTGGGAGCACCCAGACCTGTGGCACAGATCGTGTCTTTACACGGAGGCCGCTTACTGTCAAGACTGGCCCAAGTATTGTGACTGGCCTATACGCGAGCAGACTGAGCATTACCGGGCTGAGGGGATGCCGGAGGGTTTCGGGTTGTGGGCTTGCGGTGCGATTGTGTGGCGTAATAGTGACAAGGCTAGGCGGTTTGGTTTCGCGTGGCATGAGGAGAATCTGCGTTGGTCGATTCAAGACCAGGTGTCTTTCCCGTATGTTGTGTGGAAGCTGAACCCTAACTTTGGTGTCTTTCCTGCACGCGAGTTTCATAATCCTTACCTGACTTGGTGGGAGCACCCGAAAGATGTTTGAGCGTATAACCCCGGAGCAGGTTGCCGACCAGCCTGGCCATGTGTACCGGTATGAGTTGGCTGCCTCATGGTTGAAACCTGACGAGCGCGTGTTGGATGTGGCGTGCGGTGTCGGGTATGGGGCGAAAGTTATGACGGATATTGTGCCGGTGAAATATGTGGGTGTGGACAAGATTGTGCCGGAACCTGAGTTTGCCGGGTTGGGTAAGTTTCATGCCGGCGTGAACCTTGACGAATGGGTGCCGGGTTTCGCCTGGGATGTGTCAGTGTGTTTTGAAACTTTGGAGCACCTGGAAAACCCGCAGCATTTGGCAGACCAGGTGGCGAAGGCGAAACGGTTAGTTATTGTGTCTGTCCCGACTAGGCCGACAAAACATTTCAATAAGTACCATCTGCACGATTTCACGGTGGATGATGTGTTGACGATGTTTGCCGGGTGTGAGGTTCTACACTTGGAAGATCAGCCGGATGAGCTGTCACATATATTCGTTTTCGGAGGCTCTGATGCTTGAGAATCTGATTGTGCCGGTGTTGAACCGTTACGACTTACTGGATCGCATGGTGTCGAGCATTGACTACCCGGTGGGGCACCTGCTCATCATTGATAACGGTGCGAGCACGGTCATGGAGGATATGGGCGTGGATGTTCCGGCTTGTGTGGAACACACCACCTATCTTCCGATGCCGGCGAACCTCGGGGTGGCTGCTTCCTGGAACCTGGGTATCAAGTCCTTTCCCTACGCGGAACGGTGGTTTATCGCTTCTAACGATGTGCAGTTTCACCCTGGTGCCCTTCAGACGCTCTCAGAGGCCCGCACAGACGAGATAACCCTTTCCGCGATGTTCCCTCACTGGCAGGTGTTTGCGCTCGGCTATGAGGCTGTCAAGCGTGTGGGTTTGTTTGACGAAAGTTTCTTTCCGGCGTTCTGTGAGGATAACGATATGGCTCGGAGGGCCGAGCACGCAGGCGTTGCGATCCGCCGGCTCGAGCTACCGATGCTCCACGACAACAGTTCCACCATAAACTCCGACCCTGCCCTGCTAGAGAAGAACGCGAGAACCTTCCCCACCAACGCAGAGTATTTCTATGACAAGTGTGCGCGGGAAGATTATTCGGCGGGCGGGTGGAGTGTGGAACGGCGCAGACTGAACGGCTGGGAGGCCGGGCGGTAGAATAAAAGTTGGAGGTTTATTTTGGCGATTGTGAATGGGTACGCGACACTCTCGGATGTGAAGGCTGCGGCCCGCATCACCGACACCATTGATGACGGGTTGTTGGAGATTGCGATTGAGTCCAGCTCCCGCGACATTGATGCTTACACGGAACGAGTGTTCTACAGCACAGGCGCGACAGCTGTTGCTCGCGTGTATATTCCGCAGGACATTTACTTGGTGGAAACAGATGACATCATTTCGGTGACAACGCTGAAGTCTGACAGTACGGGCAACGGAACTTTCGATGTGACTTGGGCTGCAAGCGATTACCAGTTGGAGCCGTTGAACGGTAGAGCCGGTGGCATTGATACACCCGCCACACGGATCAGGGCGATTGGTGACTATCTGTGGCCCGTCTATGAGCCTCGCAACGTAAACAGTAATCAGGCGAGCGTGCAGGTCACGGGTGTGTTTGGTTTTGCTTCGATTCCGGCCGCTATCAAGCAGGCCACCATCTTGGCCTCCCTGCGGGCGTATAAGCGGTTTGAGAGCCCCAGTGGGGTGCTCGGATTTTCGGACACTGGGGTGGTCAGAATCGGCAGACTCGACCCGGATGTAATGCGATTGATAGAGCCTTACCGGAAGATTCGTTTCGCGTGAGCATTAGTCTGATGCGGGCTGGCCTCGCAACGAACATGGGCACGATTGCCGGGTTGCGCACTTACGCAGAGATTCCTGACGACCCGATGATGCCCGCAGCTGTCGTGCAGTTGGGTTCTGTGACCTACAACAGTGCGTTCGCCAAAGGGTTGAGTGAATACAGTTTCGTGGTGACAGTGATTTTCGGCAGGCTTGCCACCGTGCAGGCGCAGAAGAACCTTGACGCACTCATTAGTACCGGCGCGGGCTCACTAAAGACTGCGATTGAATCGGATCGCACTTTGGGCGGAAACGCCTACGACACTAGGGTTGCCGAGATGACCAACATCACCTCGGTTACAATTGGAGATATAACATATCTGTCAGCGGATTTCGCTGTGACCGTGTTCGCACTATAAGGAGATACCGTGCCAAAATTCGTGGCAACAAATTACAACATCAAAATCAAT